GAGGAGGAGGAGGAGGAGGGGGAGGGGGAGGAGGGGGAGGAGCTGGTCTTGTTGGAGTTGTGCTTGTAACACTAACAGATGGAGTTATTCCAAGATAGTGTCCAGAAAGTGACGCTGTAAAAGTAAATGATGCTGGATTTGATCCATATGTATGCGTATAGCTTTTAGTTGCACGGGAACTTTGTCCTGCACCCTGTGTGTTATTATAACTTGTAGTTCCAGATAATGATCCACCATAGGTTAAAACTTGATTATCGTTATGTGTATATTGATTTTCAGTATAGACACCAATTGTTGCAGTTGTAGTAGTTGAGCTAGAGCTTACACCTGACCAAGATACGTCTAAGCCAACACGCATTCCATTTGCAGTAGATCCACTTCCACCATATTTCCAAGAGCCCCAGACTATTGCCATAATAGGTCCTAGAAATCAATCCAAATATCGCCAATATTTACTGCTGTAGGTTGTGCTGCCTGAACAAAAATATTTCTATTTAAAATAGTTCCTTCATATCTAAGTGTTGGTTTTAAATTAATCTGAGTTTGAATAGCAGAAGTAACACCATCAACATAGTTAAGTTCAGCAGTAGATGCAGTAATACCATCAAGAACATTAAGCTCAGTTGCCGTAGCAGTAAGAGTAACATCTTCATTAATCTTTGGCGTAGTTAATGTTTTATTAGTAAGGGTTTGTGTGTTGGTTGTACCAACAACAGCACCAGTAGCACCATGTACAGCAGTTGCAGCAGCATGAGCAGTAACATCACTTGCAGTAATTCTGGTATCAAAATCTACAAGAGTTGCATAAAGACTTGCGTCTCCAGTTGCATTTCCATTTGCAGAATTTCCATAATAAAATAGCTCAAATGCATTTTGAATATCTGCATTATCTGATAGTTCTGGAACATATGTATCAAACTCTGGACTACTAAAACTTTTTGAAACGCTAATTTTTATTGCCATTTTATGCACCTACTCCAGCAGTTATATAGAAATTTACAGGAACTGATGCTGATATTAAAGATACAGATCCTGAAGATAGTTGAGCACATTTTAATTCTGCAATAAAAGTTTTAACAGAAGAAACATCTTGAATATTTTTATTAGAAATAGACACAAATGCTGGGTTATTTAATTCTGCTGTTGCTTGAATAAGAATTGTATCTGGATCTAAATTCTCTGGTGCACTAGAATAAAAATCTGCTAATGCTATTGAAATAGATCCAGTACCAGATGTAAAATTAACTAGTTTTTGAATACTATGAGATATTGGTTGAAATTTTAATATTTCTTGCCAAGCAGTACCGCCAGGAATCGCATTTAATTTATAAACAACTCCATAATTCCCACCAAGAAGTCTGTTTATATAAAGATCATTTACTTTTGCATCTACAAGAGTTGCTACATTTGCTGCTGCGGTAGGAAGACCAACGCCAGAGTAAAACTGTGATCCTCGCTCTCCTTGTGGACCAACATCAACACTTACAGATACTGAGGCAGGTGGTCCAACTACAACTAATTCATCATTAGATATGATAGTGTCTATTGCCATGTTACGTTACCGCCACGTCTTGTGTAACACTTATCGTTCCATTTAAAAGCGTAAATATTTTTCCATAAGAAGGTGAAGTTACATCTGTATTTTCAATTTGCACATCGTAAAGATATGATGGATTTATTAATTGCCTTCCACCATTTGGAAGAATCATGCAAGAAACATGATCTCCATTTATAACAGTTGCAGATGCACTGGTTAGGTCAAGAGAGTCTATAACAGATGCGGATGCACCTCTAACCTCACCAACTACAAATAATGCAGTATAGTCTTCTAGATTGTCAAATACTCCACCAGTTGAATTTTTTGGGTATACAAAGAACTCAAAAGTATCACCTGCATAGTAGTTAAAGTTATATGTTCCTGGAAATGCCATTGTTAATCACCTTCAATTATTATACCATGTTTAGCAGTAATTTCATTATAGCCAATATGGTAATTATTCAAATTCTGACAAAATTGTAGTTCTTTGATGGTTAATAATGTCAAACTTTTTATCCCCTAGAAATCCACGAGAATAAGTTCCTTTAACATTATCCTTATTTCCAGAAGATTGCATATCTCTTAAATCATTGTATTCCTTGTAGTCTTTAAGCAATTCTTCATTATCTTTTATATTTGATACAACCGTGTCAAAAGATTCAATAAATCCTCTTTCTACTGGAAAAAATGTAAAAAGTGGTTGATCTTTTTTAATTGACAATTTTCCAGGGACTGTGAACTTAAAGTTAAAAGTAAATGTAAATGGAAGCCAATCAGTTTCAACGACAGCATCAAATGGCTGTAAATTTTTTGATATCTGATTTGGAACGCCACGGACATATGTTGAAAATCCAGGTGGGGTCTTTATAATAAAATCTGGAACTATTGAAAGTATCCCATGACCAAATTCTGATGATACAAGCTTTCTATCATAATTTTCATCAATATCTACACGAATATCATTTTTATCATTATTGCCATTCCATTCTGCTGAAAAATCAACTGGAGACAAAACCATCCATCCATAAGTATTTGCAACATTTAATGGAATGCATCTATAGGCATTATCATCAGTTTTATCCATCCAAACTCTATTTTTTTTAAGAGGAACTACCTTAAACATTAGATCATCATAAAGTTTTATAATTTCTATTGACTTATTCACTGTCAATCCTTTTTGTTATCTCTAATCTTTTTTCTGCAAGATCTTTTTGATCTTTTGATATGTCTACTCCAATACTATTTCTTCCAAGCATATATGCTGTTACTGGAACCAATGCACTTCCACTAAAAACATCTAAAACCATTTCTCCTTTTTTAGAAAACATCTCTATTAATCTTTCTGGAAGTTCTTTTGGAGTAGTGTCGTTTATATTCCATTTATGTTTATTTTTTAATTCTAAATCTACTTCAGAATTTTCATTATTTTCTGCTAGTTCCCATATGGGGTTGCCATATTTTTTAACCTTAAATGGATTAAAATAAAATCCTGTTTCAATTTTTGTAAACTGAAACCATAGCCAGAAGCCTTCATCTATTCCTTCAAAATTTTTATAAATCTCTTTAGCATCTTTATCTCTATGAATTATAGTTGAAGAATGATGTAAGTTGGTTTTTTTTAATACTTCAACCAAATACTTGTATGGCATCGCATCTAAAGGACCTATGTTTATCCAAATACTTCCATCTTTTTTTAAAACTCTTTCCATCTCTTTTGTTGCTTTGATCATAAGTTTTAAAAATTTGTTATGATTATAATTTATTTGCTTATTTGACAAATCTCCATATCGTTCTGAATCTACCCCTGGATATGGTGGATGAGTTATAATTAAATCAATAGATGAATTTTTAATAAAAGAAATATTTGTTGCATCACCTTCTATAAATTCTATGGTTGGCAACTATGTCTCCTCTTTATAGGCTATTGGATTGTCTTCAAGTTGTACTTGTTTCCATTTTTGTAAAGGGCACTCTGCATGTGGCAATTTTGTTTTTAGTTCCATAAAGCATCCGCACTTCTTACATTGCTTTGTTGATTTAATTAATTCTGGGCATCCAAGACAAATAGACATTCTTTCTTCTTGAATCTTAGAAGAAACCTTTTCAATATTCTTATTAAAAATGTCCCAAGGTCTAGCTTTTTTTCCACTAGTATCTATATCATTTTGTACTACAGGGAATACTAAGTCTGGAACTTTTGGTAACTCTGGCATTCAATCCTCCACAATATATTTCTTTGGAGCGTAGTTTTCTGATACAGCTCCTCTCTTAGTATTAATTTTAGCATATTTTTCATATTTTTTCACCTTGACAGAATTTTCAACATTATTAATAAAATCAATATAATTTTTAATGCATTTTTGAGTAACTTCACTTTCTTGTTTTTTACTAAGATAGTCATTAAAATACATTCTTTTTCCACCAAATTCATTTATTTCCTCGCTATACAAATGTGTTAATGGAAATTCTTTAACATTTGGAAAAACCATTGCAAAATCATTTCCAATTAAATTAATAGACTGTATCATTTCTTCATCATAAAAAATACTATCTTTATAAACTCCAGAATTATTAATAAACTCTTTGTCGCCAAAAGCAAAATTTCCATTAAATTTTACGCATGGAACAAACTTGTTTGCCTTATCAACAAGGCACTCTTTACTTTTCCAAAATGGTATGTAATTTAAAAAGAAAGAATCTGGAATCATATAAGGGTAAGATATTTGCCCTACCACCCCATCCACCCTTTTTCTATCTGGAGAATAAGAATATCTTCCTAAATATGCAGTAAGTACAATTTTGTTTATTTTTAAACTTTCTTTTGCTTCTTTAAAAAGTGAAATTAAATAGTCGTCCCAACCATTTTCAAAGTTAGTGTGAGAATCTATTTGTAAAAAATAATCTTGACCTGAATAAAGTGATGCAGCCCTTGTTCTTCCAGAACCAGTTCCTATTTGAGAAATGTTTTTTGTTTTTAATAAATTAAAATCTATAGAGACGTTACTGTTGTTTTTAAAAACTTTTTCAATTTCTTTATAAATTTTTTTATTAGTATCTAATATGGATACTCCAAAAAAGACCCTATCTCTATAGTTTGCAGTTTCTAAAGCATTCTTAATTGTAATAACAGACTCAGTATCCATCATTGATGGCATTGAAACAAAAATTGTTTCCACTAGCTATATACCTTTCTAGTCCACCATCTTCTTTTATACCAGTTGAACGGAGGGTTTTCTACCTCGTGAGCTTCTGGATGATCTATAAATTCTCTATCATCAATTACGCTAGAATCCCAGTTATCTCTTTTGAATGGAAATATTTGAATAATTGGAGTCCCTGCTGGAATTACTCCAGAAAAACCTTTTTTCATAAAGAATGGAAAGTTAATTACTAAAGGATGGCTATCTGTGTCAACAATTCCAGTTATTGATCTAAACGGTAAATCTGATCTATTTATTGGATGAGTAAACATACAACTGTATCCTTTTGGAGTTTTTATTTGCCAGTTGTTTATCCACTTATGTGGTTGTTGGTCAAATTCTTCACCTGGATTAACACCCTGAGTTTGAGACATCATATGGTCTGTATTTAATTCAAAGGGGCTGTCGTACCAAAATGTATTAGTCTCTTCATTAAAGTGAACATCCACTGGTAAAGTTATTACATATCCTGTAGTAAATGCATCTAAAACTGGTATACATTTTTTCATAGTTTCTGTATTTTCAACTACACCAGGAAGATTTTTATACCATTCTGGAATCAGCCTACTTGATGGAATTGGGGATGGTATATCAAATTCGGGCTTGCTAGAAATAAACTTTATTTCTTTATTACTCACCTTGTTCAAAAACTTCATCTTCATATTTCCATCCTATATCTACTTGAATTTCATTTGGATCAAACTCAACAAATTCTGGATTACTTAAAAATAAGGCAGCCAATCTGTTTTCTGCTCTAAGTATCTCTTGGACTTCTCCATCAAGAATTACCGCCAAGTGATTTATTACTGAATTTGGTGGGGGTGGTGAATTTCTATTAGATGAAAGACTTTTCTTATTTTTAAACCTATCTTCTTTTTTAAAAACCTTTTTAAGTAAATCAAAAGTACTCATGTAGACAAGCCCATCGTGCTTGTGATTTTTTTTAAACATCATTCAAAAACCTTCTTTACCCAATCTTTTTTCTTATAATTTGTTTCTTTCTTTCTTGCAACAAGTCCTTGCTTACTATAAATATCTTTATAACCTTGAGTTTTTATCATTTTCCACTTTTTTCTTTTTATTGGAATTATTTGAGCAACTGGAGTTCCTTTTGGAATTATTCCTATAAAATCTTCTTTAATAAAAAACGGAAGGTTTCCATTAGCCCAAAACTTATCACTGTCTATTAATCCTGACAAAGTTGTAAATGGAAGATCATGTCTATTTAATGGATGCGTGACAAGTACACTGTATCCTCTTGGAGCTCTAAATCCCCACCTATTTGACCAAACTAAATGATTTGGATAATGACCCGTTGGTCTTGGCATTGTTGATCCAGACTCTTTTGGTCTTTCATTTATAAAATCTCCCCAAGAATCTGGACCATTCCATTTTATTGCAATAGTTCCATCATCATTTTTTCCAATAAATATATCAAAAGGTGTCACTATTGCATATCCAAAAATCATAGAATCTAAATATGGTACGCAGGTTTTTAATCCTGCCATTTTTTCTTGGGTTCCATCTTCTACTGAAACATTGTCTGATTCGGAAACGTAGTACGTCTCAGCTTTTTTATACCAATCTGGAATAAATTTTTTAATAGGTTCTGGTGATCCAATTCCATCATCTAACATAGAGGTAAACTTTATAAGCTTCATAAATATTCTCTTTTCTTATAATCCTGGTAAGCCTGTTGGTGATAAAAATATTCCGTCTTGATAAGTCCATCCAATTTTTGCTTGACCAGGTACGACTTGAACAAAAGTGGGATTTGACAAGTATTGTGCTGCAACATTCCCGTCCAGATTAATTATTTGAAAAACAATGCCATCTATAATCATAGCAACATCAAACTCGTGATTTGGCGTTTGCTCAACTACTGGGTAGGTCAAGCTTGGAATTTCTGGTAAAATTTTATCAGTCATAATAACCTCTTATAAACTCTCTATCGTTATTTCTTCTATGGAATTTCCCTGGTTGTAACTTGAAGGCTGTACCATTATACCATATCTAGCATTAATTGTAATTCCAGTTGCTGTATGTGTTAGATTTGATCCTATCTGTGTAGTCAAAGATGAATCTGAATAAGGAGTTATGGTAACAGAATTTCCAGAAGTTACTACTTTAAATGACTGAACAACACTTGCTACCAACCAGGATGCTAATTGAGTTACAGTATTTGATGCGGATTGAATAAATCTAATATATTGTGGATAACAAGTTTGACAGTTACACTCAGTAAAAGTGGTTGCGTTATTTCCTCCACAAGCGTAGTAGTATATTCCTCCGTCACATTGATAGAAGTATCCACCACAGGAGTAGTTGTATCCACCGCAAGAGTAGGCGTATCCACCAGTACAAGTATAGGTAGTAGCGTTGTTACAGTTTCCAGCATTGTAAGCATTGCAGTTATATGCATAACCAGAGCACCTATACCACGAAGATTTACAAGATCCTGTTTTATTGTAAGCGTTACAGTTATATGCATAACTAGAACACCTGTACCAAGAAGAAGAACAGTATCTATTTCCTGTAACGTTACAAGTATAGGTCCAGGAAATACAATTTGTGGATGGTGAAGCACACGGATAGGATGGTGATCCACAAGGATAGGACGGGGAAGTGCACGGATAGGATGGTGAAGCACAGTTTCCTGCTACTTCGCAAGTTCCACAATTACAACCTATTAAGGATCTTTCTCCTGCACTTAAAGTACTTGCAGAGACCTGTGTTTGACTAATTCCAACTCCAAACCAGTTACCACTGTCAGTAACCCATAGTGCTGCAGTGCTTCCTTGAGTAGATCCTTTAATGGATATTGAAGCGTTTTGGGTATTCATATCAACTGTAGCAGCTGGATATGAGTTAGCTGCATCTACAGATACTGCTTTGTTGGTAGAAACTGTAAATGTTCCTCTTATTGCACTCCACAAACTTCCATCAGAAGCTGAGCCAAGGTTACCAGTCGTATTACCTCTATCAAATGTGTCTTTAAAAATCTTTCTTCTAGAAGTTGATGGAATAATATTAACAAATTTCATGTTAAGCTACTAAATCTCCCATCAATACCCATGTATTTGCTGCAGTTTTAACTAAGGTAGCAGAAGACCATTGTGCTCTTAATTTTTTACCAGGTGTTGCATTTATTGCAGTTGTTCCAGGAGTAGTTGCAGCAACAGTTATTTGTCCAGCAATAGCTCCTTTTTGAACTATGGTTATTTGAGTTCCAATAGCAAAGTTACATGTTGCATCTGTTCCAACATACAAAGTTGCGGCAGTAGTTGAATTATCTAACATCAATAATTTTCCATCATCTCCTGCTACTAAATAATAAGTATTTGATGTAAATGTAGGTGTTGAAATATCAACATGGCTTATAACATTTCCAGTTGTATTTAAAGAAGTTCCAGTTGCTACTCCAATATCTGAAGATGATGGAGATGATATTGTAATTACTCCAAGCATTCCGCTATGAATTTGACATTGATATGCATATTCCCCACTTATGCTGGAAGGAATTTGCCAATATAAAGTTCCTGATATTTGACCTTGGGCAGCAGAGCCTGTGCTAACCGTTCCATCTGTAGCAACGTGAATTAATCCTGTATTATAGTTTGCTGCACCTGAGGCAGTTTTAATTAAAAATGGATGCCCTTCTACATCTAAGTTAAAAGCAATTGTAGTTCCAGCAGTTGCATAAATTGTTGGATTATTTCCTGAGTATTGATTATTAATTAAGTAAGCCATACTTGCTTGAGTTACTTCTAGTCTAGTAGTTGCAGGATAAGCAATTTCATTAATAGTTATACCAGCAAGTATTGCATCCGTTGTTGCGTTAAAAGATAGATCTAAAACTCCCCAAGAGGCTGCTGAGCCATCTGTTGTTAAATACTTTCCAGAATTTCCAGATTGAGATGGTAAGGCATCAAGGGTAGCCCATTCTATTGCATTTCCAGCAGAATTAACTTTAAGAACTTGATTTGAAGATCCTAACAATCCATCAAGAAGTGTCTCTCCAAAAATACTAAGGTCATCAATAATTGTAATATCGTTGTTGGCTAGTAAAGAATCTACTGTTAATGGCTCAGTAGAGTAAAGGTGGTTTAGTTTATTAAGTCCCACTTTTTTCTCCTATTATGCCTGGGCTTCAGTCCAAGAAAGCCTTCCGTTAACCGTAGCACTTGTTACACCAGAACCAGAAAGGTTTCTGATTGCTATTGTTACAATGTCTGGTCCATCTGGAAAAATATTAAATTCATTTGTTGAAGTAGCATTTGTTGTTCCTCCACCTAAAATTGAATTTCCTAAATCTCTAACCAAACTAAGGTCTTGCTGAACAACGTTTGCTTCACCAGACTGAGAAGATACAAAGAAGGAGAAGATTGGCTCTCCACCAACTAAAGTTGTGTTTACTGCGTGGTAACAAACTTGAGACAAACTTGATCCACCAACGTTTTCCCAATTGTTTGCAGTTGCAGTGTTAAGTTTTGGATTTAATATAAGTTCTACAAGAAAAGCTCCTGGATTTCCAACAGTTCCTGCAACCAAACTTAAAACATCCATTTGTCTTAAGGTAAGCTGCATTCTATTAATAAGTTCTCTTTCTCCAAGAACTCCAACTACTCCATTATCTACAGATGGAGCAAGTCTTAGGCTAAGAAGAGCAGATCTTGTTGTATTACTTCTTGGTACAACAACACCAGTTTTCATACCTGCCTGGAATACAAAAGACTTATCATCATCGTATCCACCATCCATAATTACAGATGATCCCCAGTGACTTGTTCCAGTTGCATATTGTCTAGAATACAGGTCTACTCTTACTGGAGCAGTTGCTGAATAAGTAAATGATTGAGCTGTTCCATTACCTCCACCAGTATTACCAGAAACTGGATTAATAACTACATTTGTAAGGGCTCTAGTCAAACCAGTAAAGGTTGTTGCTGTTTTTCCTGTGTAGGAAACATATTCAATTTCTTGTCCAGTATTTCCAGCCTTTGTAATAGAAAGGGTTCCAGCTGTTGGGAATCCTGAAGTACTACTAACAGACATGGTAGTAGCAACGTTTGAGAAAGTTGCTGAAAGTTTTGTAACTGGTGCATCTGCTGCTGCCTCATAACGTGATGGAAGGTTTCCAGAACGCATGTAAGCTTCTGTTTTAACATTTGCATGTGTCATTCTATGACAATATACAACTTCTCCACGCTCGTCTTTAAATCCAAATCTAATTGCACCTGCACCATACCATGCGTAGTCAATGTAGAACATTTGCATTTTAGATAGATCTATGTTTACTCCAGATGGACCAGTTCCGTCCATTTGATCAATATTCCAATCAGATTGCGGAACCTTAGTGTCAACAACCTTGCTTACAATTCCACCAGAGGTGACTGTCTGACCACGATATTCTGGGAATACATACATTTCTGTATTGCTTGTAATTGACTGAACGGTGTAAGTTAGACCTCTAATGGCAACCTTGTCTCCTGGATTCAATTGCTCTGAGAATCTGGTGTCTGTACCTGTAATAGTTGGAGATCCAAGTGTTGTAGCAACAATTCCAGAAATTTGATCCGTGCTGGAGCGTCTTACTGCCCACATTGTTTGTCCGTCAAATTCAAAGAAGAATCCATTTTGTTCATCAAACATTCCAACTCTTGTCTGACCACCAAACCAGGAAACTGGTGCTACTGTTATAGGGAAGCCAGTTGCTGGAGTTGCTGAAGGAACTGAAGATGCGGTGTATTGAAATTCTTTAGGTCCAGTAATTGCTGTAACTGTAAAAGTTCCATTATATGCTGTTTGAGTTGCACCCGTTACTGTAATCTGTGCACCAATTCCAAGGAAATGTTCATATCTAGTTTTTACAGTAACTGTTGTGCTAGATGAAGAAACTAAGTCTACTGAAAATACTGGTTTTAGCATAGATCCAGTAGAGAACTGAATACCTTTACCTGATTGGTATCGGAAATATCTACGAGTCTGACGAACGATTTTTGATCCAGGAGCGGAAGACCCAGTTGAGAACTTAACTCCACCATCGAATGGTCTATGAACAGAAACCGATCCTGGTCTTCCAGTTAAAGATTTTGCAATTGCTGTAATTGCACCAACTGGAGCAGTTACTACGTCAAAGGTAAAGGTATTTGTTGTTGGAGTTGTTTTTACTTCCCATGAACCATTTGGTGGACCAGAAGTTGCTGCTGTAGTTCCAGAAACATAAATTAAATCTCCAATGCTAAGACCGTGAGCATTTGTGGTTGTGGCTGTTACTGTAGTACCAGATGCTACAAATGCAGAACCAGAAACAGTTGAAAGAGGAAGTTCAGATCCTGTGTAGTTATAAGCTTTGTAGGCAAAAGTTTTTGTTGCGTCACGAACTGATCCGTTAGTAACATTTGCTCTTGCAATATAAGTAAATGTATCATTAGAAACAGTTGTTGTTGATACAGATGCTACCAAATACCACCCATCAGCATTAACATCTAATGTATCTTGAATAAAGAATTTATCTCCAACAATAAGACCGTGAGCTACAGTAGTTACTACCGTTACAACTCTAGTAGATCCAGTTCCTGCAATAGAAACAAATGTATTTGTTCCTCCAGAAGGCTGTGCAATTGGAGTTTGAATATCGTAGTAGCAAGAGGGCTTGTTATTTGTAAGGCTTAACACTTCCCATTTAGTTGGCTGAGTTCCATATTCAAAGTCAGTATCAATTAAAGAAGTAGGGGTAGAAACTCTAAATTTTCCAACAGGGTCCATGTAGGACTCATCTGGCTGGAAACTTTCTGAATATTCATCTACTGTTATTTGGAGCTTATCAGTAGAGGTCATAGCTGCTGTATTAAAGTTTAGTACAACTGTTGTAGTTGCAACATTCTCTGTACTAATTGTTGGCGTATAGCTTGTTGCCTTAAGACTTGGATCTGAAAAATTATAAATTACCTGATTAGTAGTAACATTTGTAATAAGAATCAATCTTTCCCTTGGAATATGATCTGGAATTACAATTGTTCGTGTAGCTGGGTCAAATGTGTACCCTGTTTCAAATAATATCTTTCTTGCCATTTTTTATGCTCCTAATAAAATATCCACTGCTTTGAACGGATATCCTTTCTTTATTGAATTTACATTTGGTCCAAGCATTAATCTTGCATCAAAAGTTGATCCTAGTGGTGGAACTTCAGAGTACGCTATGTATCCATCTGAGTCAACCATAAAGCCTTCTCTTGGTAACATAGATTGCCAAACATATTCTGGAAAATCCACTACCTGTATTATACCATTAATTGTTAAGAGAAGTCTTAAAGGATTGTTTATAGCAACTTGTTCCCCTGAAAATTTTGGAAGGAATCTACTGTTGATTCCATCAAACTCGTATCTCATATCATCTATTGGAACAATGTCTGGTAAATATGGAAGACTTGCAAAAATTAAATCATCAACATATTCTTTACTTGCTGCATCTGTATCGTTTGTAGGTGATGGAATTGCTACATGTCCAGTAAATGTTGGATTATTTGTTCTTGCTATTTCAGAATCTATATAATCTTTATCAATTGGGGTTGCTGCCCAAGTTCCAACAGTTACATATCCTAATGTGCTAATATTTGAAGGAACTCCAGAATACTGTGCAAATATTATATTATCAGTTCCAACTTTTATTGCACCAGCTGGATTAGTAGAAGTTCCACCTTGTGATACCACATACGAATCATTTGCAGAAACACTTCCAGATGTTATAAATACATAGTCTCCTGATTTAATTAAACCACTAGTTGCACTTGCACCATTAAAGTTTGTTGCTCTTGTAAGAATAAATGGGTCATCACCATCTCCAGCGAATGATACTACATAAATACCATTTTGTTTTTGATCTGCTTGATTCCTAATAAGAACTCTTTGAGTTGATTGAACTTCATCTCCATCTAGAATTAAAGCTCCATCAACATTTCCAGTTAGAGTTGCACCAACTCCAAGACCTCCAGATGAATCCGATGTTCCATTTACATAAGTTGCATTTAAAGCTTGTTGAGAAACATAAATAGCTTCAGGCTTTATATTAATTCCTGATGCAAGTGAATCAACATAAGATTTATTTGCTGCATGTGTTGAAGTTGTTGGGGTAGGAACTGATATAGATCCAGTAAAAACTGTAGAAGGATAAACTGAAACTGTTCCAGTTGCCCCAGCTGTTGAAGATCCAATATTTATATTTGTTTCTGATCCTGAAACTCCACCAGTTCCAATGTTAATTGTTTTTGTAGACGTTGTTGCGTTTCCAAATAGCGTTGCAGTAACAGATCCAGTTGGAGTTCCACCAATTGTAAGAGATGTTACGGCTCCTGCAAAGTTAACTGTAGCTGCAGTCGTATTAAACAAATCTAAAGTTGAACTTGTTGTTGATATGGTTGGAGTCCTAAAAGATGTTATTGCTCCTGCGTCTGTTGATCCTATTGTTAATGTTGTTGCTGCTCCTGCAAAATTTACTGTTGTTGCAACACTGTTTATTAAATTAAATGTACTAGTTCCAGATATTAAAGATGTGTTAATCGTTGGAGAAGACCCAGTTATATAAGAATTTGTGTCAATGACGTATGTATCGGTTCCAGTTCTTTTTAATAGACCAACTCCTGAAGTAATTGCAGAAATTGCTGAAAGATCTCCATCAAGTGGTTGGTATCCAGATAAAGATGATGACAAGGCATATGTACTTGTGTCATAAGACCACGTTCCTGCTGTATTTTTTAGTAACCCAGTTCCAGAACCAAGAGTATTAATTCCTGAAAGATGTGAGCTATAAGCTTGAACATCTGTTCCAATTACAAGACCTAAAGAAGTTCTTCCAGTAGATGCAGTAAGACCTGTGGATCCTCCATCCCACTTGTTTCTGTCCGTATAGGCAGTATCCCAGTTAGAAGAGTTATTGGCTGTTGTAGTATATGTTGAATCTGATCCACGAATAAGGATTCCAGATGTTGATAGTGCGGAAATATTAGTAAGGTCTAAATCTTTTGATTGATATAAAGTTGTTCCATCAGCCTGAGTTAGATATGTTGAAGAAGCAGAACTTTGTGTTAAGTAAGTGCTTGAAGCTACAGAGGCACTTAAATATTCAAACAATATTGGCGAAAGTGCATCTATTGCTCTTTGATTTGTATAATATAAATTACCTGATTCAGAAATCTGTGAAGTATTGTATGAACCTATTCCTAAAAATGCAGTATTTTGAATTGATGTATTTGGAAATACAAGTTGTCCAGAATTATTAAATGCAAAACTTGCAGATCCTGAATTAGTTATAAATGTTACTCCACTATCATCATTTAATATTATTGAATTATAACAACTTTGAAGAGTTATTTCACCATCTGAAAACCCATCATGGGATCTAATGATAATTGGATCAATATATTGCCAGCCACCTTTTGTAGCAATATTTATTTCATTTGGATCTTTATTGTTCCAAACAGAAGCTGAAGAATTATATGCTAATATATGATTATTTACAGGACCTGTAAAATCAACATCTTCAAGAAGAAAAAGGCTAGTTCCTACCGAGGCTGATTCCCCTATTTCTACATAAGAATATCCATCGTATATAAAAAATTGAGCAGTGTCATCTTTATACCAAAGATCCCCTTGTTGTGGATAATCTGGTTGTGTTGCACTAATTTGAGCTGCTTCTCCCATACCTGAACCAACGGTTTCCCAAGCTCCATCTTGATAAATCTTTGCACATGACGATGCTGAATTAAAGTATAGCTCTCCCTCGGATCCACTTGTAGGATCTGAAGGTAGATTAACTATCTTTAAAGTACTTAAAAATTTCTTTGCCATTTTTTCCTTCTAACATGAGGGGCTAGGGTTTAATCTAGCCCCCTACATACTATATTATACTTTATCCAATTACTACAACACGATATGTGTCAGCAGCAATTGTTGTTGCACTATTGATTTTAATAGTTATAGCAGATGTTGATGTATGTTGTACATCTACTTCTACCTGATTAAAATCAGCAGCAACTTCATATACTTGAACTGTCACATCCTTGGTTCCAAGGTTGTGTGTAACTGTCAATGTACATATTCCACTAACTGATGCTAGTGATGTATTATTAACTGCATATTTCTTTGGGAATCCATCAGTTATTAACTTTGATTCTACAGAAGAAATATCAACAGCAAGACCACTACCAGTTGTCAAATAGCTTGTTGAGGCTGTAACGATACCAGCGGTAAATGTTCCAGCACCTCCAGCATTATCTGAATATGTGAAATCAACTGTTGAAGAGTCTGTTAGCATTGTGCCAACTGTATCTTCAACATACTCCTGTAATCCAGTTATATCAGATGTTGCATGGACGTGACCTTCAAGGGAGATAGCAGTTTCACTACCAATCAATCCAGCTGACCATTTATCTGAGGATTCGTTCCAAATTAAAGAAGCATTTGTAGAACTTCCACGTTCAACTTCGATACCTGCATTTGCTGAAGGAGCTCCAGTTACGTTGCTATTAAGGGTAATTTGATTATCCTCAACCAACAAAGTTTCTGTATTTAAAGTTGTTACGCTTCCACTTATAGTTAGATTTCCAGTTACATCAAGATTTCCTGCTATTGTTACATCGTCTGGAAGACCAATTGTAATTGATCCAGCAGATCCTGAAACATTTACCTCGTTTGCTGTTCCCAAAAGAGATGTTACACCAGTGTTAATAATAACTAGACTGGACCCTTCACCACCTGAACCAGTTACACTAATACCTGCACCAGACGAACTTGCACCTGATACATAGTCACCAGTTGTATCTGTACCAAGGGTAACAGAGTTTGCTGCAATAGTTGCTGCAATAGTTACATCCTGACTTCCATTAAAGCTAACGCTACCACTTAAATCACCACTAAGACCTATAGACCTTGCTGTCTGCAAAGTGCTAGCAGTACTTGCATTGCCAGTTAAAGCACCAGTTACATCTACTGTAATAGAGTTTGGAAGACTTACAGTTACTGCACCAGCAGATCCACTTACAGATACTTCATTGGCTGTACCAGTAATACTAGTTACACCAGTGTTTGCAATTGTAAGAGAATTTCCAGCATCATTATAGTTTAATGATATTCCAGTTCCACTAGCAAGTAGACTGTTTACTGCATCTCCAATATATTCAGTTGATCCAACAGCTTCCCACGCACTTCCGTTATACACTTTTAGTGCATTATCAACAGTATTAAAATAAAGTTGACCAGAAATAGCAGAACCTGGATCTGTAGCTAATTTATGAATCACAACATTACGCAATTCATTACTATTTAAATCAATATTTGTTAAAAATTTTCTAGACATATATATTCACCTCCTTCATTACGATAAATACGCCCTTCCCGAAAATGCTCCGACAAAGGTTAGAACTACAGTATTTGAATTTGGATAGTTGTATGACCCCTCAACAACTGTTCCTGCTGTATCAACTACTGTAATATTAGGCACAAAGCCCAATCCGTGTGTTATGCTCCAAGTTGCAGAAGCATTCTCTTGAATATGCATATAACCAAGCTCTTGGCTTCCAACCAAATCTACTGGAGTTCCCCAGCTTGATTCAGTTTTTGGACCATACAAATTCATATTTGTTGTATTTAAGAAAAAATCTCCAACAATACCAATAGCATTATTTGGAGCACTTGTACCATTAAGTATTCCAGGTCCTGTTCCACCTTGTGGACCAGAGGTTCCTAATTGAACTACTACATTTTCTTCATCAATTGTTATATTATTTATAACTTGATCAATTTCTACCTTTAATTCTGCCATTACCTTGTTACCTCTGGAGTTACATTAAATGTACCTTCGATTAATCTATCAACAATGTTAGATGGACTTACTATTTCTAAATCATAAACGTGATTTCCTGCAGGGAAGGCAGCTGTAGCACTTGCTGCAATTAATATATCAATAGTTCCTGCAGATCCTCCAAGAGTTATTCCACTACCAGATTGAAGGGAGATCATTGGGTTGTCAGAGTAATAAGCTTGTCTTACTTGTAATCTTGAAGAATATCCAGATAAATTGATGGGAACATTATCCAGAGTGTATGTTAAAGTCCTTCTAAACGTGCTTCCTTGTGGACAAACAAAGTTTACGAGCCCTGGGGTCATATTGGGCACTCCTATTTAAATTTTCTTACTTTTCTATTATACCAAACTATTTTATTTCTTATCTGCAATATATGCTACTAAAACATCGTGAATTATTCTTAATTCCCCGCTTAATTGCTTAACATCTGATTTAATTTCACTTTGATTATCTCCTAGACAATTTACCTTGTCTGCCATGCTTGATCCGCCATTTGGAAATATTTGATGTTCTACACGATCAAGGCGATCTGCTATTGTTCTACCCTTTTGATCTTTACCAAGAATTCTTTCAAATTTTCTTACTGTTATATATCCAACACTTAAAATAGCGGTAAGGGATAAAAACATTTGCCAGTTTTCAACAAACATAGCTATTGAATTATTCATTGTTTTATGGTATACTCCAAAGTAAGACTTGAAAACAATTATAACATATAAATAACATAGGAGTTAATAAATGCCCGAAACTAAAGAAGAAGTTAAAAAAGTATTGAAAATTTCAGATCGTTGTGATAGATGTGGTGCTCAAGCTTTTGTACTTGCTACTGGAGTTTCGGGGGAGTTATTATTTTGTGGTCATCATTACAATAAAGATGAATATGCAATTACTCAATGGGCTTATAAGATTGTTAATGAATTAGATACTATTAATGAAAAGAGTGCAAGTAGTAATATTTAAGTTTATTATTCAAAAGATGGGTATGGATCTGAAACAAGTGTTTTTTCAATAGTTATTAATTCCCAATCTATTAAATTTTCATTCCACAAATAATATTTTCTAATATCCGATTCTTGAATTTCTGGCATTGGAATTGGAGATTGCCATTTACAAGTTTCTTCATCTAATATCCAAGAATTAAATGGTTTTGGTGGAATAAAAGCATCAAGATCTAAATCATATGAATACCCAATACCAGCAAAGTTCTTTCTAATATTTCCATTATATGAGGTACGAATACAAGTTTGATTTGTAAAGTTACTATACCAGATTTCTGGGGATAATCCTTCAATTAATTCTGTTTCATCAATACCAGCAATAACTTGAGTTACAAGGTTGTTTTC